TTCTTTTTTTTCTTCTTTTTCTTAGTTGTAGAATGATACATGATAAGAATTAGGTAGTTCTTAATATATTCTAAACGCAGTTTGCCCTAATGTCTCTGGTTTTGCCAAATTAAATTGTTGTAGGCAAAGATAACCAAAAGCATCAAAAGCGTGATCTACACCTAAATTCTTATTAGGAAGTCCAGTATTTGGTGCATAAGTTAAAGTTCTAAGTGCTTTTATCAATTCTTTACATCTAGGATGTATCAAAGTCCTTCTTTCTCCTTCGGCATCATATAAAGCAGTATTAACGGCAGTGATCTTATCTCTGATCCTCCAAGGTGATTTAGGACTCATAACAGTAAAACCATTTCTTCTTAAGATCGTATGATCAGTAACACCAACTCCACTTGTCTTTCTTGCACTACCAGTAGGATCAGGACAGGCAATCACTCTTCGATCAACTCCATATCTTCTTACAACCTCTTCAGCAAAATCCCAAGTGGTAGCACCTCCTGTCAGCATGATCTCATCAAAGACATATAGTGTATTATTATGCTTTATAGCACAGATTCCAGCCATAGGGTCAACGTTAAAATCTAAACCCAACAATAAAGGCAGCATATGAAGATCCTGCACTTCCTTATCAATATTTTCATCACTGAAGCTGACAGCAACAAGACCAGTTAAATTCTCAAAACTAGCCTCAAATTCCTGCCTGAATGTTCTTGGGTCTAATTGCCCTCTGGCAGCTTCTACTTCCTCTTCCTTTACATTACCCCCTTCAATAGTTGTAAAGCTCCACCTCTGCCAATCATCCCACTCCTGTTCACCACAGAAGCACCACATATCATAAAACCAACTGGCAGTTCCATCTGGTGTACTAATAAACAATGCCCAACCTTGTTTATCTGCCAATGCAGGTCTGATAACTTCCGCCCATACATCTCTTTCCATAAAAGCTGCCTCATCCAATACAACCCCCGCTAAACTTCTTCCTCTCAATGCCATCGCATTTTCAGTGCCTTTCAACTCAATACTTGACCCATTTATCAAATCTATCCTTAAATCCGTTTCATTCTTGCTCTGAATCCAAGTTTTAGGCACTAACCTTTTCAATTCCTTCCATGCAATATCCTTTGCCATACGATATGTAGGAGCACAATAGAAATAAACTTCTCCAGGTCTCTCAATAGCACCTCTTAACAGTTCAATACAGCTTAAATAGCTCTTCCCAAATCTTCTTCCAGCAACCAGCACTCGAAACCTTTTCTCACTATTGAACACCTCCCCCTGTGCGTACCTTAAACTGACCTCATTTAAGCTCATATCACCCTTTTTTTCATAATATTACTCATTTTCTTTCGCATTTCATACTTTTAAGGCTATTATCAGAATAATAACCCCCATCACATCCTAAATCGTGGCTGAATCTTTTATAAATAATCTAAACTACGATCTTCCAGCTCCTCAACGTAAACCCAGAGTACAAAAGTACACAGGAGGGTCAAACTCAAGAGCAGTCATAGAAGCTCGTTGCCAAAGATTATACTCAAAACAGCTTGAAGGTAAAACTACAAGACAACTAGTCATAGAACATTCTCAAAAAGAAGGCATATCCTTAGTAACAGGTTGGCAAGATTGGAAAAAAGTTAAAGAGTGGAATGATGAAGATTGGCTTAAAGAAAGAGATAAAATGATTCCACGCCTTCAAGCAATGCGTATGCGACTCTTCAACAAAGCCATATCAAAAGGTCAATTACAAACAGCAGCACAAATTCTAGATTCTTTAGGTAAAGTTGTAGGTGAATCCGTAGAAACAGTTAACATCCAAGCTCCAGAACTTGCAATTCGCATAGAACCAAAGCAATAAAGTTTCTCAGAATATATTTAAGTTACCCACGCACGCTCCAGTCCAAAAAAATTTACAAGTGTCCCCCCATAGCTAAAAAAATAAATAAAAATTTATTTAATATGCATAGCTAAAATGTATATATTTTGATATCATTAATAGTGAAGACTTAAGTATTTACTAGTATTTAAATCTTCTTAAATAATCTTATTTATCTTTCCAAGTTAAATAAGCTTATCTAAGCTTTAATACTTTCATAGAGGTAATAAAGCTAAATACAAGAAAATTATTCACTTTCATTTGATTAAACCAATGACTAAAGAACAATTAAGCCTAATACAAGATGTATTAGAAGTAAGGAAATATTCCTTAGATGTTGATTTTGATTTCTGCGAAGAAGTAGAAGAAGAGAAAGAATTAATTAATTCTACTGATGTTCAATTAGTAAAAATAAAAAAGATTTTACCAATTGTAAATTTATTAACAAAATTCATTTAATTAATTATGACAAGATCAATTATTTTTCTAAGTTGTTTTTTAATCCTAATTTGGCAAAGTTTGGTTATTACAAACACTTTAAAAACAAGATTAGAAGAAAGAACTAATCAAGTACAAACACTTTTAAATAAGATTTAACTATGGAAAATTTCAACAAAAATTTAGCAATTGAATATATAAATCAAATGCTAAGCGATCAATCCAAGTTGATTGAAGATAGAAAACTTGATCAAGATTTTAATCAAGATCAAGAGTTAAAAGAGTCAACTGAAACAGAGTTAGCTGAAATTGTAAACGCTCAAAAATTTATTAATCAAATCTAATTATGACATTAACAAGTTTTGAACAATTCCAAAAAAAAGAAATTGATTCTTTAAATAAAAAATTATTTGAAGCAACAAAACGAATTGAAGAATTAACTAAAGAAATAGGAGATTATCAAGTTAAAAATATTAATTTGGAATCAACTATTGAAAGAGAAAGATTAATGTTTAGATTACAATCTGAACAATTCGCTAATAAGCTAACTCTAAAATGAGTTAGTTTTTTTTATTCAAAATTATTTAATTAAAACAATGAACAAATTAACAGAAACTCTAAAAACAAATAAAAAGAAATTTGTTTTTTATAACGATTGGAAAAAAGATTATTTTGAAATTAATAGAAATAATCAAGTTATGTTGGATAATTGGGGAATATGTGATTTAAGAGAAGAAACCGAAAAAATAAGAATTTATAGCAATGGTGGATATTTAGAAATTTTAAATAATGGAAATTATTTTATTACTTTAGATAGAAGTGATTATGAATATAAAAAAGAAGAATTAGAAGAATTGGAGAAAATTTTATATGATTGGTGTAATGGAGAATTATTTAATTTATATAATGGTTGGAGTAGTCAAGCAAATAATATTGCAAATAAAATCATGTTGCATTGTTCAAATGATAAAGATTATATGTGGGAAATAATAAATGAATATGTTCAAATGTTAGAAGAAAGTGAATTAGGATTAAAGGGAATAAAAGAAACTTTAGAAGAAAGGGAGAATATAGAAAAATGAAATTCAATAAAAAACTAACTAATAAAAGTGAAGCTAAACAGTTTATTTTTGATTTAAAAAAGAATTGTTTAGACTTTCATTTTGATGATGATATAGAAGATATCTTTAAAGGCCGATTATCCCAGCTGGAAATTAACCAATTAAAAGAGAGAGTAAAAGAGTTATTTAAAATATTGGATGATCCTTTTAAATATTTAGTTTAATAATAATAGTTGCTTAAAGGGATATTAGAAAATATCCTTTTATGAAACTATTTTTATTTAGTTTCAACTTTCCTGGAAACCTCAAAGCCTTAAAGGCCGTAAGGGTTAAAGGCCGTAAACACTTATTTAATTAAAACAATGGATCAAGAAATTATTAAATGGTTAATTTCTACAGTTAACAATCGAATTGAAAATTTAGAAAATGATCATGATCCTTTAGAAATAAAGGATGAATTAAAGATGGCTAACTATGTTTTATACAAGTTAGGAAAATTAGAAGATAAAGGAGATATTTAAAAATGAATAAATTAAAATTTTCAAAAGGTAATAAAAAGTTATCGAAAGATACTTTAGTTTATAGCCACCCGGCCGGGATCACTTGTCCTAGTGCTAATAGTTGTAAGGCTTTTGTAAGTCTTATGAATGATAAAAGAGTATTAAAGCGAGGAAGTGAAAGTTTATTCACTTGCTTTGCGGCTAGTGAAGAATTACGTTATCCAAACGTATTTAATGCCCGGCGATATAATTATCAGATAATTAAAAGTTATGTTTTAAATAATGATTTAATCGGATTAACTGAATTAATTAATTGGAATATTCAAATTAATAAAAAGAATATTACTAAGGTTAGAATTCATGAGTCCGGGGACTTTGATAATCTTTTATATTTACAAGCATGGTTAAATGTAGCCAAGTTAAATAAAGATATAAAATTTTATTGTTATAGCAAGTCATTAAAATTATTCCTGAAAGTGTTATTGCCTAACAATTTTTATATGGTTGCATCTTATGGGGGCCGATATGATCACTTAATAAATTTAGGATATTTCCCAAAATATTCTAAAGTTGTATTTAGTGAAGAAGAAGCAAAGAGACTAAATTTAAAAATAGATAAAGATGACTCTTTATGTTTTGGTAATAAACCCTTTGCACTTTTATTACACGGGATGCAAGAGAAAGGAAGCAAGGCCGGTGAAGCTTTAAAACTTATTAATAGAAATAAAAAACTTGTTAATGCTTAGATCTTAGATAATTAATTAAAAGTAAGTTAACCAGGATATCTAAGTTTTTATCACTTGATTTAAGGTTATTTATCCTGGACAGGTGTTCTTTAAGCTGTTTATCACTATTAATATCGTGATCATGTATGAATTGTTTGATGTAGCTCATATTAGGGCGAATTAGGGCGAAAATTTGATTAGTAAACTAATTATATGATATCATAAATACATAACCTTATATCATTTAATTATGAATGAAAACAAACCAAGAGAGGAAAAACTCTATAAAATCACAACTCACAACATAATGATTGAAACTTTTGAAGTTACTGCTGAATCTAAGGAAAAAGCAGAACTTGCTGTTTTTGATTGTTGGACAGCAGAAGATAATTACAATATAAATGTTGAGAGAATAGAACAGTATTTTGATGATAAGAGAGTAGAGAATTCTGAATTGTTTGGAATTAAATGTGATCTTGAATATGACGATAAGATCAGAACCAGCTCATTAGGTTTTTGGAGAGAACCAACATTTGAAGAAGTTGATGCAGAGGAGAATAAGTAAATGAAAGAAGAGACTAAAAAACAGAGGTGGATTGAAAAGCAACAAAATGAAGCTTTAAAAATTCATCATAAAAACATAGAAAGAATAGATAAATTAGAAAATAAGATTGAACATAATCTTTATTTAATTTATTTACTTCATATTTCATGGAATAAATTGGATCTGGAACAGGATTCGGATGAATATGGCTATGGAATGGATTTACTAAAGGAGAAATCAAAGAAGTTAGCTTTGGATATTGGTTTATATCAAAAAGATATAGACAGTAATACCAAAGATGATTCCTGGAAGGCATACAAAACAGAAAGTGAAAATGTACTGTCAAGAAGATATGACAGACTATTTAGTAAGGAGAATAAGAAATAATGAAAGTTTTAAAAAATTCACAGGTTAGACTTGAAACTTTAAATCATGCCATAATTACTGATCCTGATGGTAAGGAATGGAGAATCTCACATTGGGCGGTAGATATTCAAGATATTCATAAAATTCTAGTTGTATGTCATGAGGCACATGGATTAGGTATGGATGAATTAATTGTGACTTGGGAATCTATTAAAGATTGGTCGATACAACTTCAAACTGAAGGTTACAGGATTTGTTAAATGACTAATAAAAATCCATCAAGGGATGATTGTATTTCAGCAATTAAAGAATGTATTAAAGATGATTTACAGAAATCTGAAATTATTAAAAAAATGATTAATGATTATCCAGGTGTACATAAATCAACTTTTTATACTTATTACGATGTTGCACAGGAAATTTTGTCAGATGAAGATTTTGTAAGTGGTGCTTGCATTATCGAAACTGAAAGACAGATTAAAATCCAGCTTAAGAAACGTTTAATTGCAGATCTTGAAAAGGATTATGATACAGAAACTGATCCAACATTAAAACGAAACTTAAGAAATGATCTTCTTAAGATTTTAAAACAATTTTAAACACGAATTCGCTAACGAAAATGAAATTTAAACATCATCAACTAGTAGAAATATATTCAGCACTAAAAGAAGGTAGCTGGATAAATTTTGAAACTAGAAATGAATTAATTCAAAGACTTGAAAATTATTTAATCGAAGTTGCAATGCATAATGACTTCAATCCTAAAGTACAAGAGGAAAAGAAATGATTTTAAATTTATTTCAAAAAGAAATTTGCGTAGATTGCAAAGAACCCTGTCATTGTGGTTCTGATCGATTTATTAATAGATATCCAGTTTATTCAGATAATGTTGAAGGCTGGAGGTGCGGAGAATGTGCCGAAGAAGTTGATGCACTATTGCATGATTGTATGGATGAGGATTAAAAAATGATTGACAACCCACTAGAAAACCAGGTTATGCAAGAGTATGACAATCTCTATATCAATGAGAAATTTGAAGAGCATTGTACTGATACAGCTAAAGAAATAGCTAAAGATAATAATCTACATCCTGATTATTATGAACCTTTTATAGAGTTCTACATTGAAGAATGCAGGGAATCAGATAGAGGCTATTTTTTCGGTAGTCAAAAATATATTATCGATCTTTGGTGGGATCATAATAAAGATTTATATAAAACT